ATTCTCTTGCCTTACAGTGGTAGTTATGTGTAAATATTGGTTGACTTGATTTAAAAGCTAGTACTGATTTACTAGAGTAGTATTTTATTGAACTTGCTGCAAAAGAAGCTACTGATATATCTGTTATAATTGCCATCCCGTGAGGGTATATTATATCTCCCACATACTTTCTAGGAGAGCTTCCAGATATGTAAAGCTGTCCTTCTCCATTATCTAATATAACATTTGAGATTGTTGATGGGATAGGATCCCAACCTCTAGGAGGTTTTCTTTCTGCTGAATCAAATGTTTGTAAATATCCATCTGCTATATAACCACCTACTACTGGTTGGAATATTTCGTAAAGATTTTGTACTAATGTAAATACGAAACTCTCTGGTTTTATTGCAGTTCCGTATAGATCTCTAGGTATACTCAACAGAAAAGCTCCTGTTGTTAATTCTCTAGATTGTGATTGGTATAGTGTGGTTTGTGGATAGTAGTCGAAAGCACTACTTGTAACACTTCCTGATACTTTAGTTGGGTAGTATAGTTGTTGTAGACTATTTTCACTAACACCAGATACGTTCTTATTGTATGTTATATTATATGATGAGAACTGGCTACCAGTTATTGCCCATGACTTATGGGCAACATAGGTAGTTATAAAAGCGTCTTGTTTGTTTAATTTTTTGTAAGCACTCATTCATTAATAATCCAACTTGATTCTTACTAAAGCTTCTTTTGTAAAATCTTTTAATAAAGGTTTTGATAACTTAGCAACTCCTAACAAATCGTTGTTGTCGTTATATAGTCCAACTGTTGTAATATATGTTTGAGGATTGTTGATCATTACATCATGTCTCAATTCTCCTGATCCTGTTATGTTTGATGGATTAGTAGAGTAGTTAAACTCACTATTTCTAACTCGAATAAATACAAAGTTTGAGGAAATAGTCTCTTCAGATCTTACTGAGAAGGATCCTCCTTGTTTTACCATGGTGTAGAATAAATCTAAATTACTTGGGGTAGCACTATTACTAACTTCATTCAATACTGCTGCTAGTCCTCCTCCTGCAACTGGTGCTTTTAAAGCTTCCCCGTTAAATATAATAACTCCTACATCTGGTAAGAATTTTCCGTATGACCCTGAATTAGGGGTAAATCCGGTTGTTGTTAATCCTGTAAATGCACTTCCGTTTGATCCTGATACGATATCGTACACTCTTCCTGAATCTGTATAAGAGATTATTGTTGAATCTGCACTATTATCAGTAAGCTTAACTGTATTAGATCCTGATGTTAATGTTATATTAAAGGTACCTGGTTTTAGTTTCTCTTTATATCGAGATCTATTTACAGATAGGATGTATACTGAATTTGGAATAGTTGTTCCAAAAGTAAAATCTGTATCCTCATCTCCGTTTACTAATGTTCTATATTGTCCATAAGTTACTGAGGAAGGTGATTTACCTACAATTCCGTTTATGTTTTCTGAACCTGATCCTAACCTATTTCCATATGCCGCTGCAAACTGTATTGCAGTTCCTGTAGTGTTTGGATCTAGTTGATAGATATTATAATAGTAATTACCTGTGGTACTACTTACCTGTGATGATGCAGTAAAAAAGGCTGTTAATTGTGTAGCTTGTCCTGACCAAGCAGGTGCTACGATTGCCTCTGCACTTATTGTGATATCTTCTGGGTCTAATCTTTTAAATGACATAGCTTATTATTGGTTTACTTTTACAATAGTTACAGGGATTGTTAATCGAGCTCCTGAATCTCTTCCTATTACTGTAATAGTTGTTTGTAGTGTTGTATTTTCTCCAAACAATGTGTTAATTGTTGTACCAGTTAAGTTGATTGAAGTTCCGATTACAGTTTTAGAAACATTTGTTCCTAGGGTTGTAGTAGAGTTTAATGCTGCTGCATCTGGTGTGTTAATACCAACTCCATTAAATGTATTTAAGACTCTAGCATCAGCAATTGTTGCTACGTATCCTGCAGATTCAAATGCTTGAGAAGATCCTAAATAGTTTAATGTCTGAGGAGTGATTGCAAGAGATGCTCCTTGTTTTAGTCTAATAGCTGAGAATCCTAAATCTAGGATTGGTAACTTAGCAGTTCCTCTTGGGAGAGTCGTAAGTTTGTATTTCATGATTTGAGTCTCATCAGGGAATGCTTCTAATAATGGCATAGCCTCAATAGCTTCTCCGAAATATGCAGATCCAGATGGATGGTCAGGATTGTATAATGTGTAATCGATTTCATCATCTGCTAAAGCATATTGTGTAATCTTAAAAGAACCATCTCCTCTTGCAAGAAGTTCTCTACCTTTTTTTGTTAAAATTGCATCTACTGTTACGACAGTATTGTTTAAATATCCCATTGTCTATTACTTTTGTTAATAAATATATGATTTTATACTTTCTAAAAAAACTCACTAAATAATTGGTGGTGTACTTCCAGATACTAGATACCCTAGTAAGTCTGTATACGCTATATATCCTGTATCTTTTAGTCTTATTTTACCTTGCTTTACCGGTGAAGGTTTACTTCCTTCTAATTCAAACATTCTAATACTCTGTATTTTAAATAATTGGTCATTTGCACTTAACGTCTGTTTAGGTGTGTTATTCCACCCTCTTGCTACTACTAAGGCATAGTCATTACTTGCACTACGTCTAGTCATTGATATAACCTTCATAACCTCCTGGCTGTACGCACTACTAAAGTAGTCTCTTTTTATAAGTAAGTCTCCCGGTTGGTATGTTACTAAGGGCCTATTTGTTATCTCAGCTACTACTATTATTTCTGTAACACTAGTGTCTAGGTACTGTTGGTCCATGTAAAATAAGTATGGAGCTTCTAATGCAAAAGCAGGATATGTTTCTAAGCTATTATGAAAGTATTCTAGGTAGGTCCTTTCTGCTACATCTACATTATTTATTTCTGCATCTGGAGTCTGTAGCGGGTAGTAGGTACCTTGTAGGCTTGCTCCTAATATTGCAGAGTCAATACTTGAATATGTTAAATTATTTGTAGTAGTTCCTTCATATCTTGCATTTATCCACCCTGTATCTGAGTATAAACTATCTTGTACAGCGGCAAAAGTTGTAGAAGTATCTCTAAGTATGTAGTCGGAAAGCCTGTTATCTTGTGCTGTATTTAGAATTACATTATAATCACTTACGTAAAAACTTCCTCCCCTTAAATTAGGTAGAAGTATGACTTCTCCATCTTGAACTACTTCATTTAGTGCAGGAGCAATGTATGATATATAGGGTGTAATATTTCTTGGCTCTACTGTAAAAAAGTAATACCTAAAGGGTACTGTTCCTCTAATAACTCTAGAGGTTATTTGAAGTTCTACTGTTGCTCCAGGGTCGTTATCTACTGGCAATGTTATAGTCTGTACCTGTTCAAGAGTGTTTTCTACGCTATTACCTTCGTTATCGGCAAAAGGTACTGTTACTCCTAGTACCGTCACTGGTGTAGCTTCTGTGCACCATATGTTAATTCCTTCAGGATATAAGTCTGCTATATCGAAAAACTCCTGCTGTGTTAAGTTTGCCATTTTTACTTATAATACTTCTTATTGTTTATTTAATTATGGTATAGGATCAAAAGGGTCAGGATCAAATGTATCATCGTAAATACATTGCTCAGTGTACTCTAAATCCTCTTTATTATGTACTAATATTCCGTTTGCATAGTACGTATAGTGTTCCTGTAATTTAAAGTTATATACTTTTTCATAAGCTCTATTACTATCTAACTCTATATTATTAATTTCTACTTGTATTCCTTCCTGTGTTAGTAGTATATCTCCTTTTTCAAGTTTAGAAACTTCAAGTTTATGATCTTTTTCAGTTGCAGAAGGTGAGTATGAACTCCATCCTTTATGTATTTCCCAAAATGGATGTTCTGTCGTAGCTTCTACGATTGTTCCATTACCTAACGTATACTTAACAATATCTTTCTTAGTTGGAGAAGTAATTGCTAATACTTCACTAATAAGCTCTTCATCTGTTATTTCATTATATGATAATACTTTATCTCCTACTTTTATTGCATCAATACGTATTGTTGTTCTATCTGCAAGAGTAATTAAGGTATCTCCTGTGAAACAGCATAGATCTAATCCTTCAAAATTATCTGGATCCGGGATAACAGGAGGTCTTAGTCGAATAGATGGTGTACAGTCGTTACTTTCTACAACAGTTACTTGTATGAAAAAAGTTTCTGAGTATATTCCGTTTGATTCTGGAAGAACTTGTGGATTGGTAGCGAGAAACTGATCTGAGTATCTTATTTTAAATAATGCTACGTTTCCTCCTACAGTATGAATGTGGGAGAAAATTTGATTACCGGTAGGTCCGTAATACCATTCCCACTGGTATATTGGAATACCGTTAAGCGGTCCTGCTAAGAATGTACCAGAGTTTGATGTAGAGAATGCACCTGGATTTATTATATTAGCGGGACTTACAAGCTGGTCTACTACTGTACCTAATCCTCCTGCATTTGGTTCATACACTCTTACTCTGTATACTTCATTATCTGGATCTATTCCTGTAAAGAATCTTGCTAATCCGTAATTATACTCATTTGGTGTTCCAAAAATAAGTAAGTTACCTGTACCTAAATACACATCCGTACTCCATCTACCTAACCCTTGTATTAGTATTGAATTGACCCAGAGTGAAGATGTAACCACACTACATAATCCTGCTACAATTGGATAATTAAATGTACATGTTAGTGGTATTTGAGTATCTCTTACCGTTAGTGTATATGTGTCGTTTTGAGTACCGCCAAAGTACACACCTGTTGCTCCTGCTAGAAGGCCGTTATACACCGATGTTGGTCCTGTATTGTTTATTATGTTTAAATTTACATTAGAAGAAGGATTTTGAGATCCTGTCACAAACCATGATGTAACATTATATATATCCGTTTCTTTAACACTTGATCTAAAAAATCCTGATTGATCAATATCACATACTGCAACTTGTACATTAATTGATGAAGTACATATACTAGCAGTTACTCCTGTATTTGAAGCAGTTAATGGGTGTATAGAGTAGTTTGCGTAGTTATTTGTATTAAAAGGAAATGTATAACTTCCTGTAGGTATGTTGCTACTTGTTATTTCATATACCATCGATACCTGCGATAGTCCTGTAAATATTGCGTTACTACTCCAGCTCCCTGAATCTAGGTATAGGGTATTATTACTCCCGCTATAATATATTCCTCCATTTACATCCGTATATGAACTGTAAGGAGCTAATATACAAAGCCCTTCTGAGTTTAACCACCTATTTACGTCAAAATTATTAGTAAAAAATGTTGGTGTTTTAAATAAGTTATCGCTATTAAGTTCTCCATCTGTTACTCTAATTGAACTGTTTCTCAATTCTCCGTCAAAACTAGCTTCTTGATGGGTGTGTCTATTATCAAAACCTACCCCGAATGGTGTTTGGATATTTAAAACGTAGGAAGTATTTAGTTCATCTCCTACTTGTCCTTGTGTTACAGTTGTATATACCCCGCCATTACCTCCTGCTATAAAACCAGTATCAATTGAACCTGTATATTCTGGTCTCGATCCTGTTAGTATTACAGATTTAGCTTTATTTCTCTGTAATAAATGTGGTTTAATGATTATACCTGTATCTGCTGTTGATCTTGCAGGTATAAAATCTTTTACTACTTTGAAAATAGTGTTATCAAAAAACTTAATTAATCTAACAAAATCCTGTACATTATAAGCATCTGATCCGCTCATAATTTGATCTGTTAAAAGACTTAAACTTCCTGTAATACTGTTAGAAGGCCCTATACTATAGTAATCGTCTAGGTATATATTTCTAGGATCTCCTAGGTAGTCGTCTATATTAAAATTAGATAAAGATCCTGTTGATAGGGATTTTGATATAATATAGTTATCTACGTTATCTGTTGGTGAAAATCCTATTTCGATTGGATGTAAGTCGTCTGTGTACTTATACTCTCTTTTTACTATAGAGGTATACTGAGATAAAGTACTTCCTGTTACAATACTACCTGTATTGTCCAAACGTACTTTGTCTAAGGAACTTGTATAGTACCTGTAGTCTCCGTAAAATGGTCTTTCATTTACATTTCTACCTCCGTATACTTTTATATCTAATATATCTGAAGGAATTCCAAAACAGTTTATTAATGCTCTTAATCCTCTTTCAGTTCCCTTTGATTTTAGAAGTAAAGGGAGATTGTGGTACATTCTCTTATAAACCTCTCTTTGATAATTATCGAATGAAGAAGGTTGTATTGAAGCGTTTGAACCTGTTACCGATCCTGTTACGTAAGTACTTATGTACTCACTTCCTGACTGATAAGCCTGTCCTATAAATGATGTAAATAAATCTTCTATTGATTTATTTGAAGTATATAATTTTACTCCAAAATTCTTTAATACTTCAGCTACTAAATCTTTTGATACCCCAAAATCTAATCTGTTATCTGCATCGTACTTGTCTGATACTCCTTTTCCATATATCCATAGATTATCGAAGTGTTGACCGATCATATGAACAAATGTTATGTAATTTGTATTGTTCGGATCTTCTCTTAAAAATGAAGGTATTGAATTAACTACTGCGTTTAAATTTGTTAAATCATAGTTGTTAGCTACTGTAAGTTGATCAGCATACCAGGTAATGGCAGTATTGTTTGATGAAGGTGTGTTTATGTATGGCTTACTGCTGTTGACTTTAGGCCATGAATAACTACTTGATTCATAGTACAGGAATCTTTCGTAATGATCAAAATTATCTAAAATACCTTGTGTTAGGTTTTCGTAATAGTATGTACTTCCAGTTATACCTAGAGATTGAGATGTAGCATTCCCTATTTGAGCAAGACTTGATGAGTAATTCTCAATTAAACCTAACTTATATTTAAAATTTACAAGTCTTTCATAAGCTGAAGAGAAGTGTATAAAGTCTTTATAGTCTGCATGGTTTATGCTAAGTTCTACTCCTTTTTCATTAAGTAGAGAGTATATTTGACTATTTGTATTATTTACTGGATAGCTAAATAATTCATCGTAGGAAAGGTAAGCTGTAGGTACAGTTTCAACATCTGTTAATTCTAAGTTAAAATTAGCAGGACGTAAGTATGGTAGTGTTTCTGGTATAGAGTCTATATTTGAATCTACAATATACGCTACTGAGTCCGCAACTGTTTCTACAATGTTTAATGTGTTCTTTATTTCAAACTCTATTGGAAGTGGTTCATATAGTTTTACAACTAATACGCTATTTCCGTTCTCTACAAGAGTATCTATATTGACACCTATTATTAGGTTATTGTTCTTAAAATTTAAGCGAAATTCACTGAAGAATGATTGTGTTGTAAGTTTATTTTTAATCTCTTGAGTATACCTTACTACTTCTTCTTCTGCTAATTCAAACGTCTGTAATTTAAGTTCAGTCCTATCTGGTGATATGTCTTCTATAAAAAAGCTTGCTTGCTTACTATCAGGAGTATATAAGTCATTAAGGAAGTGGTAAAGTAACTTTACATCTCCCGTATCGTAGCCATACCTCTCTATATCCTCTACTGGGTTTAGAGTTAGTATAGATGCACCTTCTTTTCCTGCTGATTGTGCGTTTCCTAATTCTTTATAAGATATATAGTTATAATCACTCTGCAGTATCTCATCTACTAAGTCAAGTATGTGAAGTTCTATATAATTCTTAGTTGGTATAAATAAGTTATTAATCTCAAACTTATTCACTAGTTGAGTATCAGCTTGAGAGAACTGCTCAAACCCTGATATATTTTCTGGGTTGTCTTGATTAACTGTATATGTAATGTCTGCCATTATGTAGTAGCTGTTTCTAGGTCTAAAATTTGTTGATTAGCTTGTAGGAGTTGCTCTCTTAACTGCGCTATTTCGTCTAACAGTGGCTGTATTTCCTCTGTACTTCTCTCAAAATTTACTAATTCTGAGCTTTTCTTTATAAGATACTCGTGTGAGTTGGTTTCTCCTTCTACGTCTATAACAAAGTATAATTTTTCGTATAACCTAAAAAACTCATCTACAGTATCTGTATCTTCTTCAGGAATCGGTTGAGTAAATGTAGAGAAAGTACTATCTACCACTTTTCCAAATTCAATCGAATTGTAGACGGTTTTCTGTATCTTTACATCGTTATCCATTTCTTACTACTTTAAATATATTTTGATTATCCACTACTGTAGTACTTCCGTCTAAAGTCGTTTTTACTAATATACGATAATATCTCTCAGGTTGCAAGCCATCCATGTACACATCAAAATACCCTCCTTGACTATCACAACTTATCTTTGTAAAATCTGTATCAAAGTCTATAAGCATCTCTTCTGTGTTTTCATCTCTGATTCCCCAATATGATGCTGAAGGGAGAGCGTAGTTTGTTAAGTATATTGAAGAGGTTGTAAATGTTCTGACTGGGTATTTTGGTTTTGCAGAAACTCTAAATCTCTGCTTCCCTGTACCTATATACCTTCCTGTATTGTTTGTGATATTAATAGTTGATATATTATTTGAAAGAACAGACAAGCTTCCTGTATTATAAGTACTATCGTCCCATTTAAAATCTAAATACGGAGGATAGATTGTATTTGTGTCTGCACTAAAGTATTTTAGTATTATAGAGGAAGTTGTATTAAATTCTAAAGCATTTGATAGCTTTACTATAAACCCGTTATTACCGATTGTTCCTGCTTTCCAAAGCTTTACAGCTGGTGTTACATTCATATCAATATCGTATGTAGAATTCATAGGATTTGATTGAGTAAATTCAAGATTGGTTGCTCCTGAAGCTGTATACCAAGTTCCTCCTCCTGTTTTAGATCCTGTGAATGATCCTGTTACTCCTGTTGGGTACATTGATGTCAACCAAGGTGTTCCTGGCCCTGATTTTTGATAAATCCAAGAAACTCCAGATGTATTTGTAGCGATATCTCCATATTTTCCAATACCATTATCCCATCCTCCTGTTGCATTAGAATAGACAGGGTAGGTGTATATAACTGTATTAACAGGTATTTGGTAAGCATCAGCAAGGTATACACCTAAAGATGCACTGTAGTTGTTATTCCCTATTTTGTTGTCGACAACATCAGCGATTTCAGTAGAGCTAAATTGTATAAGAATACGACTTGCTTCACCTATTCCGGTAACTCCGGAATAACCTGCTATTTCAATTATCTCATCTAATCCTGCATTAGATGAAGAAGCTTCACTAGAAATAAATGTATCTTTTTCGGGAAATATTCTATATACTGCCATATTACAATGTTGTTATTCTTCCTTTAATATCTGTTGTTGGAAATTTTACTTCAAAAATCATAGGATCGTAAGAGGGGTACACTGTATTACTTCTAGTAGCTCCGCTTATATCATATGCATATTGTGAGTACTCTCCTCCTGCTAAATTTACTACTTCTATTTTTTGAACTGTCTGCACTCCTTTTACTTGATCCAATAGTGTGTATAGGTTTGATAAATCTATTGGTTGATTTATATTCCATTTTCTAATATCAAAATAATCCTGTAAAAGGTTATTACATTGTATTAATACGTCCCGTCCTGTGTAATTAGGTCGTACCACTATATCAAAATTTATACCTATATTAACTACGAAAGCATCTTTAATATTAATAGCATCTGTTAATGTCATATACTCTGCTAGGTACTTTTTTAGATTAGATTTTAATGTAGGAGTGCTTGTTATTAAGTTCCTATTACTATCATATGCTAGGGTATATAGTGATAGTGAAAGTGGGTTACTGTCTATAATACTGTCTATTGCAGAGTTTGGATTCGTTAATTGGTCTTGTGTAATATATACTTTTCCTATAGATCCATACTTAGATGGTAGAGATAGTGCACGTACTGTGTAATCCTGCAATGTTACTGCTCTTCCTTGTTCATTAAAAGCTCTCATAGAATTTTGTCTCAATTCTTCAACTGTATCTCCATCTCTACCTCCTGAGGCAGCTTGAGGGTTGTTGAAAGCTAGGTTTATACCTGTCCCTATCTTGCTAACTGATACTGCATTAGTTATTGTGTTAGCTGGTACGTTAGATGCTACACCTCCTCCTACTAGGTAGTTTATTTGTAAAGTACCTTGAGGAGCTAGTCCGTAAGTCTGTGTATGTAAGAAGTTAGATGGATCATATGCATAATCTATTCTAGAAATTCCTTGAGAGGTTCCTAGACCTACATTGGTAGGATCTGGTGTTAGTATTTCATCACTCTGACCTGTTATACCTGCTCCAAACTGTACTTGTAACTGTCCTGTAGAGGTAAATCTAGTTACAAATCTACGAGGGACTCTTTGTAAGGATAGCATATAGGGAACTGTTCCTGAATCTGTACTAGAATTTGCTGTATCTACAAATACTGTGTCTTGTCCTAAGAAAGGTACTTCGTACCAAAGGTTTCCTGTACCGTTGTTATCTATTACTGAAAGTATCCCTATAATATTTGTATCCTCTAATGTAATGGTTTTAAACTTCTCTACATTTGTAATAGTTTCAGTAGCAGTTTTTACTTCTCCTGAATATGCTTTTACTGTTTTTATTAACCTAAATTGATCTGGTTCTCCATTTACATCTAAACTACTTACTACAACATCTGTAGGGTTATATGAACTAGAAAAAGAGAAATCTATTGCTGTGTTAATAAAAAATTTAGGTTGAGAAGTAACTGTAGCACTAAGTTGGGTTCCTGCTGCAATTTGTAAAGCTTGAGACCAGTCTGGTTCTCCGTTAATTGTTGCATCTACTAAATGTGATACTTCAATATCTACTTCAGATACTGTGGTTACTTTTGGACGATAACCCATCATATAGGCTAAGTTATATAAGTTTGCAGGATTTTTTGCATATTGTAAATATGTTTCTTGCAATTGCATATCTTGATAGAAAGATAAGACATCTCCTACGTATGCTGCCATTTCTATAAACATCATACCTGGGGAGGTAGGTGTAAAGTCATTATAAGTATTAGGAAAGTAGTTCTTTGCGTACTCTATTAATTGACTTCTAAAGTCTGTAAAGTCTTTATTTACGTATTTTATTTCTCTATCTTGAGCCATTATTGTTCAAAATTTATTAGCAATTCGTCTTGTATATTGGTATTTGCAATACTGTATCTTAAAAATAAAGTAAAAGTATTACTATCTGGTGAAGCTTGTGTTGTTAGTTGGTTTACTACTACGTTAGGAAACCATGTAGCTAATCCTGTCTGTACGATGTATTCAATCTGATCTTGTCCGTCTTCTGTCATTTGGTCAAATAACACAGCTCTTAAACCTGCTCCTAAATCTGGGTTAAAAAATCTCTCTGATTTACCTGTCAGGAAGTAGTTAATTAGATTAGCTTTGATTGCATCTTGAGTAGTATAGGTAGTGGTAAATACCTGGTCTGATGTAAAAGGTAATCCTACACCTACTCCAACACTTGGCTGTAAATCTAAAGGGTTTATTTGCTGTACTTGAAATGCCATTATGCTCCGAATCTTGCTTTATCTTTTTCTACTGATGCTTTATAAATTGCTCCTGCATTTTTTGCAAAGCTTAGAGTACTTAGATCTAATCCTGGTGCTGGTCCTGCTTGGAAACTTTCTATAGGATTCATTCCTAATCCTGGTGCTTGAACCATGTCTGAAGTTGCGCTTATTAAGTCTTTGTACGTTTCTTGAGTCATAGAAGCTCTTGTTTCACGAACAACCTCTCTTACTGCTTCTTTTATCAATTTTTTAAAAAGTTCTACCTTCATATTAATAAATAGTTATGTTATGGTAATTGATTATCTATTCTAAATTTAATTTCATCTAATAACACTTGAGTGGAAGAACTAAATGATGATGGCCCTTTCAACACTATAATTCCTCTCCTATCTTTAGCAACTGCATATCTTCTAGGTGCTATTTCTGGTGAGTTAGGATCTTGTATGATCTCTAACTTATAACCTCTATATTCGTAATCTAAGTCTGGTGTTCCTTCTGATCCTGTATTCTCTATAGGTTGTGCGGCATTTACCAAATCTTTTAGTTCTTGTGATGAATTATTTGCTAAACATGCTTCAACTGCAATATCTATCGATTGTAGTTTTAATTTTACATTGGATAATACTGGTGATATCCTGTCAACAGTGGATGTAATTGCTGCTGCTTCGTTTGAAAACTTATCTAGTTGGGTGTTTAGTTTATTGATTCGGTCACTATACTTATTTAATATACTTACCGGTATACCTATTCCTCCTGTTTGTGGAGGAATGATTGCAGTAGGTGTTGGTATTTGTTTTATAATTTGTATTGCTAATTTTAACGTAGTTACTGTAATATTTAACCTAGAAGCTACTGGTCGAAATTTACCTACTCTACTTTCTATTAAATTAATTTGCTTTAATAAATTATTCCTTAATGCAATTATCCTTTTTAACTCGTCTACATTAGGGCATTCATTTACAAATTTATTTAGAGCTTGGAGTACTTGTTGCTGTACATATGCTATAAGTTTTCCCCTCATATTTCCGACTTGACCTGCTACTATAGCTGCCATACCCCCTCTTACACCTCCTGCTTTGTATGCATTTTTAAGCTTTTCAAAATCCTTTCTTACTTTATCAGCTTTCTTCTTAATATCTTCTGCTTTTTTCTTAGCAGCTTCTACTTTAGCTTTTGCTTTATCAAAGTCTTCCTTTGCTTTACGTGCACTAGCAAGTGTTTTATCTATATTCTGTTGAGCTGCTTGTGTTTCTTGTTCTGTTGCCATTATTCTACGTATACTTTCTTAGATAAGGTGTTGGATAAGTTAGATCTTAGAGTAGCGATTGTTGCTTGTAATGCTCCTCCTTCTTCTATTAAAGAAGTTACAGGTCCTCCACTAACTGCTACTGCTTGCGACATTGCAGCACTAACGCTTTGTAAAGCATCTAGTAACTCATTTACCCAATTCTGCATTGCTAATCCTCTTATAACCGGCTGTCTAAGTGCTAATGGTGCTGTTCGTGCTTTTTCTCCTAAAAGAATTGTCTTTCCATCAACACACATATAATCTGTAGCGTCGAAGTTTAAGGTTTTTGCATTTAATCCTATAGAATCTTTTGCAGAAATTAATACACTTTCTTCTTTAGCGTTTATAATAACCCTTCCTGCATTAACTACTATCTGGTTTCCTATATAATTTTTAGGATCTATTGGTGCAACATCGTAAGTACTTCTCTTGTTACTTGCCGGTACTATATTAACTATGTGATCAGTTACAAAATATAGTGAATTTGCATCCTCGTTTATATCTTCTTTAATTAGATCACTACCATTAGTAGTTTCTATCTGACCGTTACTTATTAATATTACTGGCTTTCCATCATCGTTTGGTGAGGGTAGGCTGGCTGGACCTTTACTTCCTCCAAACCTAATTGATTGTCCTAATCTCCCCTCTATTAGGGTATCCCCAGGATTTGCTGCTAATGGATTAATTGTTTTCTGTTCAGGAAATCCTTTTAATAAATCGTCTTTCCAGTTTTCCTGTAAGGTATCTGGTGCTGCATTGTGGTGTGGATGATTCCATACATTTACAACCTCTTTCCAGTATACTCTGGTTTTACCTGGATTATCTATACTTCCTGGATCTGCTCCATTGTATAGGGTTACCATTTCTTTAGGTAGTGGGAGAGTTCTGTTTTGAGCACTTCCTTGGTAGGCAAAAGGGAATTTACGTATATCTGTCTCATCAGCCGGTACTTTAGGAGATCTGTAATACACCCCATTTATCATACTAGCATTCTCACAATACGGGTCATCTAGAGTCAGTATAACATGTACTACTCTTCCGTATTGAGATACTCCTGAGGTATTTCCTGAAGATCCTTTTCCTCCTGAAGGTTTTCCTATGGAGCTATTTAAGTGCGACTTAAATGCCATTACTCTTCGTCTTTTTTATCTAATTGCTTTCCTAGTTCTTCACTCTGCTCCATTAGCTTTGCAAGCTCTTCTGGGTTGAAAAAGTCTGCTTCAGACCCTTTTCCTGCTCCTTCAAGCCTTTGTACAAGTGCTACCATTTTTATAAGATGCTCATCATTCTTTACTCCAACCTCTAAGTACTCTTTAATCATAGGAACAACTAGAGTTGCATCTCCTATATTCTCAACAAGAGGTTTTAACTCTCCAATAAGAGCGTTAATCTGTTTCTCTTTATTCTTAGAGTTGTCGTAAATTTCCTTTAGAACATCAGAAACGGTCTTTTTCCCGAATATTGTTGTCTCTAATCCCATACTATATTTATTTTATAAATATCTTGTGATATATTATTGAATTTCGTAACCTGCTTCTTGATACACAGTGTATGTCTTATAAAAGTTCTCTTTAAGCTTTGAAATTACTTTAGTAAGGGTAGGAGTTTCGCACTCAGTCATCTCTCTTACGTAGATGTATAGGGCTTTTTTTTTAAATATATCTAGATCGTGTCTAGTTTTAAATAGGGTAAGAATTGCATCTGCTACATTTTGTTCATGTATTTTTGCAAAATCCTCCTCTAAAGATTCATAACTCTCTTCTACGAATTTATCTACTACTACTGCTAATTTTATCTCTCTAGAATACTTTGAATCTAATTCTGATTCATAAGAATCCTCCATCTCATCAAAAGATCCAACTTGTTTTAACTTTTTATAATTTTTATTATTATAATTAATAAGCCATCTCTTTACGATTGTTTGGAAGTATGAAAATGCTTTAGCTCCATTGGTAGGGTCGAATCTGTATAGCTTCTCTTCTACAAGCATACTGACTACATCTAATTTTAAATCTTCAATACTATCTACATCTAGGTAGTAGAATTTAAAGGTATGAATAATATTCTCCGCTAACTTGTAAAGTGGGAAGTAAATTTCTTGCTTGAATATTCTATCTCTAAATACAGGATCAGAGGATGCGTTATATTTTACTATTGCATCCTCTGTTTCTTGTGTAAAGTAGTAATTGTCTTTATTCGCTGGTTTTGCCATAATCATCTGGTAGACGATAGGCGTTTATAGTTTCTTGTATCTCTTTCATAAAGTTAAAGAAAACTCCGACTTCATCATCGGATCTAAAAGTGCCCTTCTCATCTAATTGTTCAACATAAATTTTTGATTCACTAATAAGATACGCAACCTTTCTTAAATAACCTACTTGGTATTCTATGATATC